TGTATTTTTGTATTTTTGTATTTTTGTATTTTTGTATTTTTGTATTTTTGTATTTTTGTATTTTTGTATTTTTGTATTTTTGTATTTTTGTATTTTTGTATTTTTGTATTTTTGTATTTTTGTATTTTTGTATTTAAGCAATTGCTACTACTGGTTCAACTTTAACTACTTTTGGGAAATGAGGTCCCATATACTTTTGAAGATTGAAATATGTAAGATCTACAGTCTCTTCAATCTTTAATAGTTCGGTTAATTGCTTATCTGGGTTAATTTTACGTCCATTGCTTTTATCTTGGAGATTATTAGCGCGAATATATTTATTAATTTCACGAGTCACATCAGTGCGAGCCATTTCTGTTCCATATGGTTTATCTAAAAACTTGGCGAGTTCATCGCTAATTAGTGATGGTTTAACAAAACCACTTGGAGCACGATTGCCCTTGCGGCGTTTTTTGTTGCTTAGTTTTTCGGCAACTTTTAACTGCTTTACAGTAATTTTTTCTAGACTACGTAATTCGGTTTTAAGTGCGTTGAAACCAGTTATCATTGTTTGAAATTTAGTAATGAATTCGGTAAATCCGTTTGTAATAGAGAAATCACAAGCATCACTAGCAACAACTACATTCTCCATTTCAGAAACTACAACAGGAGCATCTGTTTGAATAGTTTCTGGAACTTTCGATTTCGTTGATTTTGTGGTTCTTGGTTTTGCTTCTTGTTGTTCGGTCTTGACTTCGGCAATGGGTTCGCTTACTTGTTTAGAAGATTTAGATTTCTTTGTTGGTTCAGGAGTAACTACAGGTTGGGCAACTTCTACCTGAGCAACTTCAACTGGGGTTGTTTGTTCGGTTTTTTTCTTGTTCGGTGGCATTTTTATAATCTATAATAAAAAAATTCTTTTAAGTTGTTTTATTAATAAATATATATTATAAAAAATATATTTTTTAAAATGCTAAAATGGGTTAAAACTAAACGAGTTTTTATAAATTATAAATTATAAATTATAAATTATAAATTATAAATTATAAATTATAAATTATAAATTTTTAATAAAAAAATATTTATTGATTAACTGCTTCATATAACCATGGTAAAGTATTTGCTGCATCACTAGAAACCATTGTTAAAGCACATAATACATAATAACTTCCAAGCAAGCATGAATTTTCATTCATTCCTGTATTTATCATTAAATCAATAACACTAATACTATGTTTTCTAATTTGTGAAAAACTATATTGGGGTAAGTTATGTAATTTTAGATGTTCGTCGTAAAATGGGTTCCCATGAGGAGGCACAATTTCTCTTTTAATTTCTTGACTTAAATTTGCTCTATAATGCCATATATCTGCTAATTCTCTTATAAATTGGATCAAGCCATATTTATCTAAATCTAAAAACCATTTAATATTTGTATAATTTCCTAAACTGTCTATTCTTTGAAATAATGTTAAAATTTTCATTTCTGTTTGTTTATTTATTGAGAGATTCGCTAAGTCATCATAATTTAAGTCAATATGTATATTTAATAAATAACTTAATCTAATATATTCTAATAATTGTTCTAATATATTATATGAAAAAAATACATTAGTAAAAGGATTTTGAACATTTAATGAAGCGGTCATACTATTATTACTTAATTCATTAGGTCTTCTAGTTTTATTATTTTTTGTAACTTTCAAAAACAAATTATAGAGAGATACTACATCAAAACCATATATGTGATCGTTATTATCTTTAAAACTGATAAATTTATTATATGGTATATTAATTAAATTGTCTAAGGTGCAAAAATCTACATCATTAGAACAACGTGCCTTATTATAAAATCCAGGCCCATGTAATTTAATATATTTTGTAATTAAATAACGACGCATGCATTTTTGAATACAAATTATATTACAAGTGCAATATAAATAATTATATAGATATTTTTTCAAATTTTCTTTATTCCCAGAAGTTTTTAATTTATGAAATTTTGCAATTAACTTTAATTGCAAAACGTTATAATTTATTGTTGCCAAATGATTATATTCTTTATAATTAGGTATAATGAAATCATCAGTATCTATTTTTATAACTGCTTTTTTGCTTTTAATTGGTAAATTAAAATAATATTCCATAACATTACTCTTATCGTGTTCATGATTGCATTTTTTTTTATTATTAACGTTCAAGTTTATAATATCAACGTTAATATTATTCATATATTATTATTAGTTTATTTTTATTTTTATATTTTTATTATATATTATAATCATAAATCATCATTTTTAAATTGGTTAGCATATAATTTTCCATATTTATTATATGATTAGTTCTGCTTTTTTGTGTCAAAAAATTACGCGTTTTTTGTTTTAATTTTTTGATTAGTTTACGTGTTTTAATATTCTTATATTTTTTATAATGTTTTCTATGTTCTACTTCAATATTAGTCATTATTTTAATAAATAATGGATCTTTTGCATACTCATATAAATTGACAAACAACTTATTCATAGTGATGTCATCTTGCTTCAATTTAATATTAATAGGTGAGTTGTTTTCAATATTGTCTAATTTTGAAATACTATTTAAATCGAACAATTGTGAATTTAACATATGCTCGTGATTTATTATCATTAATGTTTTTACTATGAAATAAGAAAAAATATGACTATTTTCTCTATACTTTGAATTAGAATTATTTATAAAAGTATTATATGTTAAATCATTATAATGAAGAATTTTACTTATTTGATATAAAGCATGAATCAATTCTGTTTTGTATAATCTCTCATAATTATAAATAAAATTTTGTAAACTTTTAGAATATTGATAACTATTAATACATAAATATAGTATTGATGTCCAAAATTCTGTTACTGCTTCATTAATACCTATATCAGTTGTATCTTTATTAGCAAACGCAAAAATACTTAAAAATTTATTATAATTTTGATTTTTATTAAAATCGAAATGAAGTGCTCTATCTATTCCATAGGCATGAACGGATTCATGAACAAATACTTTAAAAAAATCTTCTTTTCTATAAATGAATATTAAACCGCTATTTAAACAAGTATAGTTAAAACCACTATTTACATTATTAGCACCTAATATTTCTTTATTTTTATTATTAGTTATATTTAATTTTTTTAAAAAAGGTGTCAAAAAAAAAGTAATACTAACTCCATCTTTTGAGCATTCATTTATTTCATTATTCAAATTTTTAGATATTTTAATTAATATTTGCAAAAAAATTAACATATTTTTAACAATATTATCTAAATTATTTATATTGATCTTATCATAAATAATAAAATCAAAAACATATTTTTTATTATTAATAGAATTTTTGTATGTAATAATTTTACAATTACTTATATTATTGCTAATATAAGTTATTATATTAGCATCTATATATTTACTTTTACTTAAATTATCTTTTATTATTATGTTTATTTTTTCGCTTACATTACTATTCAAATTACGGGTACTTGCTATATTTAAAGTATTTATTATTTTATTATAATAATTAAATTGTAAATATATATATGTTAAAAAATTATGCATTATACTATTTTCTCTTATGCTAAAATAGTAGGATATATTTGTTTCTTTTTCTAATATTTTTAACATTGGGTTATAAAAAATAAACATTTTTTTAGAATATTTATTCATTGTTAATGTTTTTTTTTTTGAATTATTATTTTTTCTTTTATTAGCAATAAGTTTTAATGATCTTATTTTATTATAACTTTTACTCATATTATAAATATATAATATTATCTTGGCAATAATATATATTTAATTCTATTAATTTATAGTAATTGTAAACTTAGGAGCAATTTGAATATTAATTTGATACTTCTGTAAGTTAGTATTTAATGTAGGTATATCAGATATATGTGTTTCAATTAGGTTATCTATTTTCTGTAATGTTTTTTTCATAGTAGTCGTTTTTAAAAAGTCAATTTTATCAAAACAGGCTAATATCAAATTAAAATTTGCTAGATCTGCATCTGAAATAGGTATTGTAGAGGGAACTAATCCGTTTATTGGTGGTACAGCTACGCTTTGCACTGCATTAATTGGTATTTTTACTGCTACTGCTCCTGGTACCATGACTGGTGTATTTGGTGGCGAAGGTAGTAATGCCGCTACTCGTGCCGCTACTGCTTTATCTGATGCTTCTCTATCTATTGCTCCTCTTAGTGATGCTTTTAGTGATGATTTTGGTGGCGAGGGTAGTACTGGTGTATTCGGTGGTGCGGATAGTAATGCCGCTACTCGTGCTGCTTCTGCTGCTGCTGCTTTATCTTTTTCTGCTTTAAGTGCTTCTATCATAGCATTTGTTTCTTTTGCTATTTCATGTTTTCTATAAAAACGTTCTATTACTTTCTGTGCTGTTGCTTCTTTTGCTAATCTTGCTGCTTCTGCTTCTGCTGCTAAAAATTCCTCTGCACTTTGTAGTCCTGCTGCTTCTGCTGCTGCTGCTGCTGCTGCTGCTTCATCGCCTGCTGCTAAAAATTCCTCTGCACTTTGTAGTCCTGCTGCTTCTGCTGCTGCTGCTGCTTCATCGCCTGCTGCTGCTGCTGCTCCTGCTTCTGCTGCTGCTGCTGCTGCTGCTGCTGCTGCTGCTGCTTCATCGCCTGCTGCTGCTGCTGCTCCTGCTTCTGCTGCTGCTGCTGCTGCTGCTGCTGCTGCTGCTGCTGCTTCATCTCCTGCTGCTGCTTCTGCTGCTGCTTCATCTCCTGCTGCTGCTTCTGCTGCTGCTTCATCTCCTGCTGCTGCTTCATCTGCTACTAGTTTTGGATTTAAATTTCGTAGTAAAATAGTACTTAACAAAAGTAATCTATTTGGTAATTTTGTTGCGTCTTCTACTTTACTAGCCGAGCGCAATGGCAATGACAAGTAATCTCCTGCTTCTCTTGCTTTTGCTAGTCTCGCTTCTTCTGCTAGTCTTGCTTCTTCTGCTAGTCTTGCTGCTTCTTCTGCTTCTCTTGCTTTTGCTTCTGCTGCTTGTGCTTCTTCTCTTTCTTTTGCTTCTTCTGCTTGTGCTTCTTCTGCTAGTCTTGCTTCTTCTGCTAGTCTTGCTGCTTCTTCTCTTTCTCTTGCTTCTTTTGCTGCTGCTGCTTGTGCTTCTTCTCTTTCTCTTGCTTCTTTTGCTGCTTCTGCTGCTGCTTCATCTGCTGCTTCCGCTGCTGCTTCCGCTGCTGCTTCCGCTGCTGCTTCTGCTTCTGCTGCTGCTTCTGCTGCTTCTGCTGCTTCTGCTGCTTCTGCTGCTTCTGCTGCTTCCGCTGCTGCTTCCGCTGCTGCTTCTTTTTCTCTTGCTTCTGCTTCTCTTTCAAATCTTGCTACTACTGCTTCTGCTTCTTCTAGTTTTTTTATTGCTTCTCTTGCTTCTGTTGCTAGTCTTGCTTTTTTTGCTGCTGCTGCTTCTGCTGCTTCTGCTGCTTTTGCTGCTGCTGCTTCATCTGCTGCTTCTTTTTCTCTTTCTCTTGCTTCTGTTGCTAGTCTTGTTTGTTCTGCTTCTTCTGCTGCTCTTAATTCTGCTTCTTCTGCTGCTGCTTCTTTTGCTGCTTGTGCTCGTGCTTCTGCTCCTTTTATTATTTCTGCTAATACTATTGCTGCTTCTGTAACTTCATCTATTTTCCTCCTTGTCTGACCGATTGATGTTTTTTTACTAGGTGAATATGGAGCGCTTTTATTCTCCAATAGATTTGTTTTCATAACTTCTGCACCAATTACTTTCACACTGATATCTTGTATTTTACGTTTAATAATTCCATCTGGATCTATATCAGGAGTTTGTATTAGTTTTTCTCTTACTTTTTTAATTTCTGCGCGTTGTTTTGGCAATAACTCTTCTAATGTAGTAATCAACTCTTCTATTTCGTCCATTACTTGTGCTTCTTCTCTTGCTGCTGCTTCTCTTGCTGCTGCTTCTCTTGCTGCTGCTGCTTCTCTTGCTGCTGCTTCTCTTGCTGCTGCTTCTCTTGCTGCTGCTTCTCTTGCTGCTGCTTCTCTTGCTGCTGCTTCTCTTGCTGCTGCTTCTCTTGCTGCTGCTTCTCTTGCTGCTGCTTCTCTTGCTTCTCTTGCTGCTGCTTCTCTTGCTTCTCTTCCTGTTGCTTCTCTTGCTGCTGCTTCTCTTGCTGCTGCTTCTCTTGTTGCTGCTTCTCTTACTGCTGCTTCTCTTGCTGCTACTTCTCTTAGTGCATCTATTTCTTTGCGTTCTTCATCTATTTCTGCGCCAAATTGTTTAATTATGATTTCTGCCTTGTCATTTTCTTCGTTTTGGGTTTGTATATTTATTTCTTCTGAGTTATTCGATATTTCTCTTAGATTTTTTAAAATTGCTTCTGCTTCTTGTTGTAAGGCATCTCCTGTATGTCTTGATAGATGTCGTTTCTGGCTTCCTTGTATTAATTGTAGTTGTTCTTGTCGTGTTGATATTAAGTTCATCAATGAAGCAATAATAAATTTCCGCATTTTTGCTATTTTGTCTTTTTTTTCTTGTATTAGAAGTCGAGTTTTTTTCCTTGCTGCTCTTCCTCTTGCTGCCGCTGCTATACGTGTTTGTGCAAATGGTTCTCTTTCTTTTTTTGCTTCTGCTTCCCAAGTTTCCTTCCTCCTTAGTGCAGCATCTCTTTCTTTCTTGTCGTCTAATTGTTTCTGAGTCGGTAATGGAATTCGTGCATCAGGCCATGCCTCTCTCGGTTGCGTTTCAGACCTTGTTGTCGCTTGCGGAGTGCGTATTATTGGAACATGACGACTCATCGCAAATGGTTTATTGTCCGGAGGGATTTGGGATGGGTTTAATGAAGGACTATTTCTATAACGCTGATAAGAACTTTGTGCAGGAGGCAGTTGATCCGCCATTATAATTATAATATATTATATTATATGTAAGTTTATAATTATTTAAACTAAATTTTCTTGTAATGATGTAATTATTTTTTTATTTAATTTACGTCCACTTGCCAATTTTATATTTTCTAATTTTGCAATATTATCACTTTTCAAAGCATTTAATAAATTTTCCATATTTTTAAATTCATTTGATAATGCCAACGAAGAAACATTACTAATACCTGGTATTTGCATCAACATAAGTTGAAAAATATTTTCACTATTTATATGTGATTTTTTTGTTGCCTTAAGTGTACTAATATAATTTGTATTATTACTTGAATCACTTAAATCACTTAAATCACTTAAATTATTATAAAATCCTGGTTTATTTTCTCTTAGCAATTTAGAAGCAAAAGCCATTAATATATCCCCGGTTTCTGTCTGATTTAAAACATTAATAACCGAAAATCCTTTATAATAATTGAGAGAAAATAATGACGAGTATAATGTAGTTCTAAATTTTGGATTGTATTTAATAATTGCTCCTTCTAATAAATAAATTATATTGTGATTATGTAAAGTTGTTTCATTTAATCTAAATGATTGTTCACTATAACGTCCGTCTTTAATAGATGCTTCTAAATCAGAAAGAGATTTTCTCTCAATTATTAATATTTCTTTACTATTTACTTCATCATAAAAAACATAATCACCAATAGTTAAATTTTTTTGAACAATTGTAATTTTAGTATTTGAAGTTTCATTTAAAGAAATAATATAATTTACTAATGTTTTTGGTTCTCTCAAATCAATAAATAATTGCATTACTTATTATACTAATTAATGTATAATAAAAGTTATTTAAATTAGTATTATTTATAATTTAATAATATTAATTTGGAATTAAGTTATTAACCCAATATATGTCTGTTACGAACCGGATTATATAAAGTTGTCGCTTTTTTGCCTAAAAATTGTGCGCAAACTTTATTATCAGCATAACTCTTATTTCGTCCGCAACGATTGTCAAGAGCAAGCGCAGGCAAATTTAATCCTTTGTTATATCCGACTAACCCTGTAACATTTGGTCTTACACCAACGGTTGAATTTGCGCCTGCCATAGAACCAAAGACGTTCGTGCTATTTGTATATAGGTTGCTACCAAATTTCGAAATTTTTTTTCCAGGCATCTTTTTATAATAATATATATTATTTTATTTTACAAATTAAAATAATAAAATAATAAAAATATAAAAATTAAATAAATAAAAATTAAATAAATAAAAATTAAATAAATAAAAATTAAATAAATAAAAATTAAATAAATAAAAATTAAAAAAATAAATAAAAATTAAAATTGTCTTAAATATATTAATTTATAATTATATTATTTAATATAATATGTTTTGTGGTGAGGTGACTTTAAATAACAATAATTGTTTGAAAGATATTAATAGCGATGAAGAATCCAATTCTGATAATGAATTACAAACAACAATTGGCAATTTAAAATTAGACAATGAAGAACTACTTTTTAATCCATATAATAGCAATAATAATGAAATTAATATTGCCAACGTTCAAGAATTATTATCAAAATATGGAATTTTCACTAAACCATTCAATATTGAATTATATAAAAGAGCATTTATTCATAAATCATATACAAAACGTCCTAAATTAGAAAATTCTATTGCAAATATTATTATTTCTGATAAACCTGAAAATTGTTTACCGCTTAAAACCAAATCTAATGAGCGTCTAGAATTTCTTGGTGATGGAGTTTTAGAACTTATTACAAAATATTACTTATATAAACGTTTTCCTAAAGCAGATGAAGGATTTATGACTGAAAAAAAAATCGCATTAGTAAAAAACGAACATATCGGAAAATTAGCACTCGAAATGGGTTTAAATAAATATTTTATTATTTCTCGGCACGCAGAAGATAAGAATATTCGCAATAATTTAAAAAAATTAGGTTGCTTATTTGAAGCATTTATTGGTGCTATATTCCTAGATTTTAATCGTATTTCTATTAAAGATGAGTATGGATGGTTTGAAAATGTATTCAATTGTGGTCCAGGACTACAAATGGCACAAATTTTTGTAGAAAATGTATTTGAAAAGCATGTAGATTGGACTAATTTAATTAATAATGATGATAACTATAAAAATAAACTGCAAGTAATTATTCAAAAAGAATTTAAAATTACTCCTGATTATGTAGAATTAAGAACTCCTAAAATTGATGATGATGATGATAATGATAAATTATATGTAATGGGACTTTATATTTGCTTTGGACAAAATATTCATAATGCTAGAATTAGTAATGCTGTTAACTTTGATAAATTGGGTTCATTTAAAGCAATTCATGAATTATTGGAAAAACAAGATAAATTATTAGTGTTTTTAACAAAAGCAGAACATAAAATTAAGAAAAAAGCCGAACAAATTGCATGCGACCAAGCAATTAAATTAATTGAAAAATAAGGATGTCGTATTAAACTTTAGTAGATTTATATAATATATAATATATAATATATAATATATAATATATAATATTACTTTATGAGTTTATGTAAATATAGAGATATATTTGGAAAAGTAGGACAAGGAGGTCATTCATTAAGATTTTTTAATATTGCTGTAGTTGATACAGTATTAACATTTGTTGCTGCTTATATTATTAATTACTATTTGAAAACTGATTCATTGTTACTAATTTTTTTTATATTAATCATTCTTTCAATATTGATTCATAAAGCTTTCTGTGTAGAAACTACCCTGACAAAAATGTTTTTTTCTTTTAAATAAATAACTTAATATTATTAATAAATTTATTATAAAATTGAAATTTATTAATATAAATATAAAACCAAAAATAATATAAAATGGATACTTATATAAATAAAACACGCAATGAATTAATAGTTGTTTGTAAAGAGCAAAAAATCAAAGGTTATAGTAGTCTTAAAAAAGATGATATAATTAATTTATTATTAAATAATAAATTTTCATCAAATTCTACAAATACTATAGTGAATGTTCAAACCGAAAATATTGTTACCGTATGTGACTTCTTTTGTGGAGCAGGTGGATTTTCTGAAGGATTTTATCAAGAAGGATTTGACATTGTATTTGCTTTAGATTATTGGAAACCAGCATATATAACACATGAACATAATCATAAACATTGTAAAAATGTATGTATGAATATTCTTGATATTGATTCGCCAGAAAAAATAGATGAAATTATTCCAGATACAGATATTATTATTGGTTCTCCTCCTTGTGTATCATTCTCAAGTTCAAATTTAAGTGGTAAAGCAGATAAGACATTAGGACTTCAATTAATTAAACAATTTTTAAAAATAGTTCTTTATAAAAAATCTAAACCAAATAGTAAGTTAAAATATTGGATAATGGAAAATGTACCTAATAGTATTGAATTTATAAAAGATAAATATACAGCATTAGAGTTAGATTTAGACCCCTCATTTCCTGATTTAATTATTAGTATTAAAAACATATTAATAGCGTCCGACTATGGCAGTCCACAAGGTAGAAAACGAGCAATTGTAGGTGATTATATTACACCAGAAATAACACATTCAATTAGTAATAATATTCATACAAATAAAATATTAGAAGCATTGGGTTCACCGTTAAATAATACACAGCGAAATATTAGTGACCCATCATTTCCATTAATATTAGCAAAAAATAATGTAACAGATCATTTTTATGATAGTGAAATACCAAACGAATGGGCAGTTAAAGCAAGACGATTGAAAACAGACCATGGTTTTATGGGAAAAATGGATTTTCCAGATAGAACAGACAGGCTTTGCAGAACAATTATGGCAACTGAATCTTATTGTTCTCGCGAGTCAATTATATTTAAGAAAGAAGATTGTTTGAATAAATATAGAGCGCCTACTATTAGAGAATTAGCATGTTTAATGGGGTTTCCAATAGACTATCAATTTGTTGGAACAAATAGTAATTCTAAACATAAACAAATTGGAAATGCGGTTTGTGTTCATATGTCAATGGCCTTAGCTAAAGCTATAAAAACACATATGGATGTTCATTTAATAAAAAAACCAAGAACACTTGTTAAAGCAAATATTAATTTAAATGATTTAAAAATCCCATTGTTTTCAAAATATAAATTATGTCCTAAAAAAATGAATAGCAAATTTCATATACATATTCCAAATCTTAAAATTAATCAATTAAGAGTTGAATTAGATAATATTACATCTAATTTTGATAAATCACAATATGTATGGAGATGCGTATTACATAAGGGTTCCGGAAAAAACGCAATAAGTGTTCAGTTTGATAATCACAAATTACATGCTCTTATTTGTAATCATAAATTATTTAAGGAATTAACTAACTTTATAAACATTAATATTAAACCATATGTGTATTGTAGTTATAAATTTCAAGAAAAAAATTGTAATATAGTAAATGAAAATAATGAAACACATTATTCCCCTGAAGCATTATTAGAATTAATAGCAAATAAAATTACAGAACTAACTATTAAAGATGATAAAATTGAAATTGATGAATTAGATATAATTCTTAAATACGCTAAAAAAAATACCTATTCAATGGAAATTATTTATGCCCTATATATATTAAATGCTGTAGTAGAAAATTTAATCACTTAGTCATACTAATTTTAAATCACATATATTCTTCCTTTATTGATATGCTTCTACCCTTTTTAATTAATATATCTTCAATATTCTTTTTACATATTTCACATATATTTAAAGCAACAATTAATGTAATAAAATTGGATGTATAACCAAGAGCACGAGAACCACTACCATGTCCTGCCCCATGTGGATGTATATGTAAGTATCTTTGCCCTTTTTGAGATACTTTTTTTTCAAGAATATATTGCCTAATCATAGAATAATCATTATTAATTATTTCGCAAACTTCAGATGGCAACTTTTCAATATTAAAACATATAATATATAACATAGTTTGACTTAATAATTGGTCAAATGTTTTTAATTTTATTTTATCATCATTTCTTACTATTAAAATACAACTTTTGCTTTTTTTATAATACGGACAATCTGAAAATTTTTCATTAATACTAATATTTTTAAAGGTTTCATAATTTTTTGTACTACCACAATTAGTTAATGTTTGTCGTTCTTTTGCATTTTTTCCACCATTTTTAAGAGACTTAAATGCACAAGTTTTTATATCATAACCCAATTTAACAATATCAGGACTTGAATCACTATTAGGTTTTTGACCAAATAATGCATATTCTATCATTTTTCCAGTTAGTCCTTTGTCTTTAGTATTTTTATTAGATTTTAAATTTTCAATTAAATCTTCTTCGCTTGGGAGACCATTACATATAGTTCTGGCATATTGCATAATATCGCTTAAAGTTTTATTTTTTATATATAAATTCAAATCTTCCAAGTAGTTATATAAAATAACGCTATTACCAATAACATCTAATATGTTATATTTATATTGATTTATTTGATTTGTTTGATTTAAAATACTCATTTATAGTTTAATAATATAATACTTTATGTTATTAAACTCTCAATATTATTGTTTTCAATTTTATTTTACTAATATAACTATATTATTTAATATCAAGTCATTAAATTAATTGGGAAATAAGGATGTCTTTAAATATATCAATATTATAAATTAATCTATAAGTGACTATTGTTGTGAGTAAAATAAAATATAAAAACACAATATAAGTTACTCTATTTGTATTTTGTAAATATTTTCTATTTATATAATTTGCTATTGTTTTACTAAATAATTTTAAAATAGGGGTTACATTATCTGTTTGATTAGTATTAATATTAGCTTTATTGTCGTGTAATATATTTATTAAACAACCATTATAAATGGTCCAACTTAAAGCTATTGCTAATGGTATCCATGCTATATATTTAAGATATATTAATGGTAATAATATAAATATAATTGGTAATATTAAAATCATTAAATGATGTAGTATTCTGAAGTATTTTTTACTCAGCATACCTTTTTATATATTACATTTTATTATATTTTACACGCATATTTTAAATTATTTGCTTTAAAAAAACATTAAACATTAAACAATAAGTAAAATATTAAAAATACTTCGTATTATTATATATTATTTAATTATATATAATAATGATAAATGAAACTCTTGAACAATTAAAAATAAAACCCATACCAAAAAAACCGCAACAATTTCAAGTTATGATACAAATACCAAGTGAAGGTGTTGCTCCCAATATTATTGATAAAACTAGCGAAAAACTAATAAATAGAGAGCAATTTTTTAATGAACTCCAAGAAAATTTAGGAGTTGTGCAAAAAGATTATGAAAAAATGAAAAAGGCGACTTTCGCCAAACCTTCACCTTCTATTAAAGATGCTATTTTGCAAGAACCAAAACCAGGCACAAATAAAGATACTATAAAATCTACAAAATCAAAAAAAACATTGGGTCCAGAAAATACTTTAACACAAATAATGAAAACAAAAGAAAAAATAATTATAAAAGAACCGACCACCGAATCTATGAAAAAAGCTAATGTTGAGCTTCCGTCTAAAGAACGATTAACACCTAAACCTGAACCAAGTAATCCAGATCCTACAAAATCTAAATCAAAAAAAATAAAAGACGAAACAATAGATGAAACCTTAGTAATTCCAAAAGATCTTCGTATTGGTAGAACCTTATATTTAAATAGAATTCCTAAGTTAGAACCCAATGTTTTAATAAAAGCACCTAACTATTATTTATATAATAGAGAGATTTTCATTAGTTTTATTAATTCATTATTTGAACCTTATAAGCAAGAATTATTAAAAGAAGAAAAGGAAATGGAATTAGGCAAAACATCTATTAGTTGTTCGGCAAGCGATAGTAATAACTTTTCTCTCTTAATTCATCAAAAAATAGTGAGAGATTACATAAATATTTATACACCTTATAGAGGTTTATTATTATATCATGGTTTAGGTTCAGGTAAAACATGCTCGTCTATTGCCATTGCCGAAGGCATTAAAAATGATAAAAAAATTCTTATTATGACACCTGCATCGCTGAGAGACAACTATGTAGAAGAACTCAAAAAATGCGGAGACTATTTATATAAAAAAAATCAATATTGGGAATTCATTAATACTAAAACACATCCTCAATATGTAGAATATTTAAGCACGCTATTAAAATTGCCACAAGAATATATTACCGCAAATGGAGGTGCATGGTTCGTTAATGTTAAAAAAGAACCAAATTATGATTCGCTCGATTTTGAAGACCAGAAAAAAATTAATGCTCAATTAGATAAAATGATTAATTATAAGTACCAGTTTATAAGTTATAATGGTCTTCGCAGTTCCCATTTAAACGGTATGACAAATGGAGGAACGCTAAATCCATTTTCTAATAAAGTAATAATAATAGACGAAGCACATAATTTTATTAGTAGAATTGTCAATAAATTAACTCGCAAAACATCATTATCAATGAAATTATATAATTATTTGATGGATGCTGAAAATTGCAAAATTATATTATTAACAGGAACACCAATTATTAATTATCCAAATGAAATAGCCATCTTATTCAACATATTACGCGGTTCACTGAGAAGTTACAATTTTAAGTTAATATTAGACAAAGTTACTATGACTAAAGAAAAATTAGAAGAACTATTTTACAAAGCTAACGTTTTAAACTTTATTGATTCTATTGAATATAATTCTGTAAGTTATGAAGTTACTATTACTCAAAATCCTTTTGGATATGTTAAATCAGCAGCAAATAAAAATAAATTAGTTTACACAAGCGATGTAATAACAAGCAAAGAATTTATAGAAAAAATGATGTCGGTTTTTGAAGGGCAATCTCTCAAAATTGCGAATAAAAAGATAAATATTAATAATTATAAAGCACTTCCAGATAATTTTGATGATTTTAAAACGCTCTTTATTAATCCAAATAATACAATAAATAATCCATCAATGTTTAAAATGCGCATAATCGGATTAACCTCGTATTTTAGAAGCGCACAAGAACAATTAATGCCCAAATACGACCATAATGATCCAAATGATTTTAAAATAATTAAAGTCCCTATGAGCGATTTCCAATTTGGCGTTTATGAAGAAGCGCGCATTCAAGAACGCAAATTAGAAGAAGCAAATAAAAAGAAAAAATCCAAGAAAACTAAAAGTGGAGCACAAGGAGATGAATTATATAGCGATAGCACATCAACATACCGCATATTTTCTCGTGCATTTTGTAATTTTGTATTTCCTAAACCGAACATAAAACGCCCAATGCCCAATGAAGAAGCAACAATAGAAGCCACTTTGGAAAATATTAATGATGAAGAAGACAGTGAAAACATTAGTAAAAACATTTCAGAGGAACTATTGGATGATTTAACTGTTGCGGAAAAATTGGAAAATGTAGATGGTAAATACGACGCCGATGATATAAAAGAGTTAGAAAAAGATTTAGCAAATCCAAAAGTAAATGATGGCAGTTATAGTAAACGTATTAGCGAGGCATTAAAAGAATTGGAAAAATATTCGCATAAATATTTATCCAAAGAAGGGTTACAACGTTGTAGTCCAAAATTTTTACATATATTGGAAAATATTATAGACGACGACCATAAAGGTATTCATTTATTATATTCACAATTTAAAACATTAGAGGGAATAGGTATTTTCAAATTGGTTTTAAAACAAAATAATTTTGTAGAATTTAAATTAAAGAAAAATGATAAAGGAGAATATGTGCTAAACATAGGCGAAGAAAATATGGGAAAACCAATGTATGCGGCATATACTGGGTCAGAAACTCCTGAAGAGCGCGAAATTATTAAAAATGTTTTAAACAGTAATTGGAAATTAGTACCTTCATCAATAGTAAAATCTATTGAAACATTAGCACCAGATAATTTTTATGGTCAAATAATTAAAGTATTAATGATTACTTCATCTGGTGCTGAAGGCATTAGTTTAAAGAATGTGCGTTATGTCCATATTACTGAACCATATTGGCATCCTGTAAGAATTCATCAAGTTATTGGTCGTGCGCGTCGTATTTGTAGTCATAGTGATCTACCCAAAGAATTACAAACAGTAAATGTGTTTTTATATTTGATGGTTTTCAGCGAAGCACAATTGTCAAGTGATTTATCAATTGAATTACGATTAAAAGATATTTCGAAAAAAGATAAAAAGAAGGTAATAACAAGTGACGAATATTTATATGAAATATCAAGCATTAAAGAGGAAATAAATGCTTCATTATTACAAGGAGTCAAAGAGTCGGCAATAGATTGCAGTATTCATACGCGTTCAACAAGTAAAGAAAAAGATGTTAAATGTTTTGTAATAGGTAATCCAAGCGAAAATAAATATATATATACTCCAAATATTGAGGCACAAGATAAAGACGAAGGTATGAAATTAAACAAGAAAACAGAAGTATTAAAATTAAATGAATTAGTAATAAATGGTAATAAATATGCTTATAATAAGGTTACAAAAGAATTATTTGATTATGATAGTTATTTGAAAGAAGAATTATTGCTTTTAGGTAAATTAGTAAAACTTGACGATGGAACCCATAGATTCCAAAAAGTATAGATTTTTTATCATTGGAAGGAAAAATTATAAAATTATAAAATTATAAAATTATAAAATTATAAAATTTAAAATTTTATAATTTGTATTTAATTTGTATTTAATTTATTAGTTATTTTTGTTCTCTAGGATATAGTTTATTCACTCTTTGAACTTCAGCTAATCTATAATGAGCATAACCAATTAAAGATAATAAATAATATAGTGGAACATTATGTAAAAGTTCTGTTATTTTAGTTTTATCTAGTTTTTTATTTTTATACATTGCATTGTCTAATTCCTTTTGTAATTTTATGCCTTCTTTATCATTGTTTTTTTCCAATGTAATAGTATAACCTATAAATTTAGATAAATCATTATTTACAAAACCTAAAGGTTCATCTGGATGAGCATCATACATTTCATTGGGAATAATATTATAAAGTGTAAAAATTTGTTCTATTGCGAAGTTTCTATCTATATTTTCTTCACAACATATATCTATATTTTTACATAAATATTTATGAATTCTTTTTTTTAGTGTTTTACTGGTTCGTTTAAGTCGTTTGGCACTAGGCATATATACTATAACTTTATTTTTATTTTATTCTATTTTTGTTGTTTATATACTTAATTTAGCCATTATTAATTTTTGATTGCTTAAAACTTTTTCTATTTGTTTGTTTAAAAAATCTAACTTAATATTTAGATTTAAATTAAATTCATTATTATTTTCATTAGTTATAAATTTTTTTAAATTACTATTTTCTCTAGTATTTTCTGTTGTCGTCGATAAACCAGTTATTAAATCTTCAATATTTAATATTTTAGTTTTCTTAGTAATAATATTTTCATCTTCTTTTTCTACTCTATTTACATTTTCTTCATTAATTAAAGGTGTGTCAAATTTATTCAAATCTACTACTTCTAATTTATTTGGAATAGGAATAGGAACATCATTATTTCTTTCTCTTTGTATTCTCTCAAGTAGTTCGTTCATGCTATTATTTTCTAAAGGAGTATCTTTTGTTTCACTAAAATCTATTGCTTCAGGAACTTTTTTAGTAATTAAATTAGTAAAAGATACTTTTTTCTCCAATAACTCTTTTTCAAATTCTTCTGATTTCTCATTTTTGAAAATATCTTTTATATCTAGTGGTGTTAATAATGACTTCTTAAAATTATTAATATCTAACATAATATTTTGTAAAATGATTTTATTTAATTGCATAACAATATTTTTAGAATCTCCAGTTTTATAATTAGTAATAAAAATTTCTTTATTTTCATTAAAAGTTTTTGTTATATTACTTTCAAAAATAGCTTTTACATTTGAAAACTTTGACTCTGGAATATTAACAAATGCTTTATTATTAGACAATATATTCCATAAAAGTTCTTTATTTTGTTCGCTTAATAATATATTAGACATAATTCAATATTATACTATTTATAGACATTAGTTTTAACTTACTTTAAACGTTAAATAATTATTTTAACTTTACATAATTAAAATAATTTACAATGTGTTTTTTTTAAATCACAAGTTACAAAAATATATAAAGTTACTATTGTCAATGTTAATAGCGATGTACTAATAATAAAATTTGCTACAGCAAATTTTATTGATGTTAATATAGTCTCATGACTAGACACATCTTGTGTCTCTGTTGGTTCTTGCATTAAAGATTTTCTACATACAATACAAGTATTATTTTTTGTTAACCATTGACTGTAACATTTACTATGAACATAGTAAACTCCGCAATGAGTTATTGTCTTTAAATTATTAGACTCTTCTAAGCATATTAAACAACTTTGCATCCTTAATATATAAACATATTTATATTTATATAAATATTAAAAATCAATTTTTATATTATCATATATTAGTTAAATATGTTTGTTTTATTATTACTTATTCAAACATTATTTTCGTATATTGTACCAACATACAATCCAAAAACGCAAGTTCATTTACATTTAGAAAAATTTAACAATGAATTGAATTTGTATCATATTGGAATTAGTTTTAAAAACGAAGACACTATTATAAGATATGATTACAGACCTTTTTGCGAACCAAGTATATGTGAATTTAAGACAATTAATAGTATTAGTGTTTCTAGTATTGGTGTTTCTAGTACTAGCGTTATAAATAAAGAAGTTAGATTTATTGACAAACTATATAGATTTTATATACCAGAAAATGTCCCTAATAAAACTATTTATTGGGGTGAAACTAGCAAAACATTGACAGAAGTTGTTGAATTTGAAAAAACTCTACAAAAAAAATATATACTGGGTATTAATGATTGTCGCCATTATGTTAATCGTTTTTCCAGATGGGCACTAAATAAACGCACTCCTATTTGGAAATTAGATAAATTATGGAATCAATCATATACGTATTTTTAAGTAGTTATTATTTTTCAAAATAAGTATCCAATGTTCTTTGAATTAATCGCTTGGGCGGAGGTTCGCCATTTATATATGCGTTCATACGATTATTAAAAGTTTTGAAACTTAAAATAATACTAATAAACACAAATGCTATAAATAAGACATTATAAATATCCTTTTTAACAAACCCCATATATAGTATAAAATTATAATTATTTTATATAATTATAATTATATATAGTAATCTACTTTTTACTTATTCCTAAAAAACTTCTTCCAATTTTGCTTGTAACAAACATTCCAAGTCCAGAAGCTATTTGAAAATAAAATATATCAGTTTTCTTGGTACAGCAAAGTAAATAACCAGATAAAATAACAAAGACTAAGAAAAACATCCAAAACAAGCGAGTATAAAAATCCATATTTTATATAGTATAATATAAACTAATATAAAATATTTGTTGATATATAATGCGGAAAACTAAAAATAATAGAAAACGCACTACTTTAGCTAAAATAAGACGTAAATTATATTCAAAAAGAAAAGGACGAGGAATTGGTGCTTCAAAAGTTAGTGATTGCTTGCCAAAATCGGAGACTACAACACTAGATGCAGTCTTTAGCGACAGAGGATTTAGTATTGGTTGTTATGATTTTCAAGACAAGGCCAAACAAGAATATAAACGGCATTTAAAATTGGCACTAGCTATTAATAAAAACTTGCTTGCACTATTAGACAAGGGATTAACAAATTTTAAAAAATTAAAAAGAAATGCTAGCCGAAATATTAGAGGAAATGCTAGCCAGACTGCTGACTATACAAAAGATAGAAAATATACTCAATTTGCTATTAATTATAATAATATGTTGTTAAATAAAATAACTTCACAACCAAATATAGATTATGATGGACTTCTTAAAACTATGAAAGCAAACCCAGACTGGGAGCTAGGAAGAATGGCACCAAAACGCGAAATATGGGAACGCGATTTTGCTTAATACTTTTAGAATAAATATTTATATAACTTAATATATATTTAGTGATTTTTTATTTTTATTTTTATTTTTATTTTTATTTTTATTTTTATATTGTTTTAATATATAAACAAATGCCAAGTTTTGGACTCAAGAGGAGAGGGAAGAAAAGGCGTGCGGCAGCAGCAGCAGAGGAAGAGCGTCTTTCGCGCTCAAATTCAGAGTATAGTTCTGATGATGAGACATCTGATCGCGAGAAAAGCAAAGAAACCATTCGCCACACAGTAAATCCGTATAGTCAAGCCAGCACTACTGGTCAGTCATGGAGTGAAAGAATATTTGGCAAAGGATTAATGCGTAGAGCTACAAGAAATAAAGGTTCAAAAAAGAGACGTGGTCGCGGCAAAAAAACTGCCAGACGTAGGCGTAGACATTAAATTATATACAATTTTTTTATTTTTATTTACTTAATACCAAAAATGCTTACATACGTAGTTCCACACATAGTCCGAAATGTGAAGTGCTTTGCCTTTGCTTTATTGATGCCCTCACGAAGTTCTAAAAATCGACGACTATTATCAACGTCTGAAATGAGATTGGCAAATTCGGGCAATTCAGAAATAGTTTTTACAACACAATGACTTGAAGAGGTCTTAACTGGAAGACGCGTAGGATAAACTTTTCCTAACGACATCGCACGAGGTGTAATAATTAGCATAAACAAAAACGCTAGGATATATTTCATAGTTTAGTTATGCTTTGTTTTGTTTATTTAAAAACTATTTCAATTTTATTTATGCATAGCATATTATTTAAAAAAAATTCACGAAACTTGGATTGACGAAACTTATTACCTAATTAGAGATTGCAAAAGGATTAGGATTCTGTTCTTTTTCGTCCTCCAAGTTAATCATATTCAATAGTTCATTTCTTTGTATATCATATTTTTTCTCAGCTTTATTATGAATCATAGTGTTTCGTATATCTCTAAGAAGATAAATAGTGCTTCCCATAGGACAGCAAAACCAACCCATGACGCATCTAAAATTAATAATTTTACGCTTGGGGATTTTGTTCGTTGGCTCCATTACTGCTTTGCTATTGCTATAATATAAGGGTGATTACCTATAAACTATTTCAATTTTATTTATGCACACCATTTTTATTTAAAAATTGATTTATTATTATACTAACTTTGTTTATAGTATAATAATAAACATAATGCCTTTCACAAAAGCAACCAAGTTTTTATATAGCAAGACACTATTTAATATGTTATTTTTAAATGAAGTGGGTCCGCTTGGGCGATGGAATCAAGAGCGATGTGCTATTAAATTAAACAAGAAAATAGATTTGGCAAATGAAGACAATTGTGGCCCATGTGGTGAATATATATTAACTTAATTAGATTTAACTAAGAAAAATAATACTAACATTTCTAGGGTTAGTCCATATTTAATTGCAGAGCACGAAGAACAAGAGCAAGTAAAAAATTAATCATTAAATAGCGAACTCAATTTTATATTTGCCTCATTATAATATTTTTTCCTATATTCTCTCATTGTTTCATCTTTAATATGTGTAGTTTTAAAATAATTATATGTTTTATTTTCTTGTAATAATTCTATTATAAAATATAACGCATACATTCCACATTGTCCATCTCCCATTTGATGTGTGAAACCTTCATTATTATCTGCTATTAATTTAATATTTAGATTATGTGCTTGGTTTACTATTCTAGCAATTAAAACCTTAATTTGTTTAGGTGTTTTATCCCCATTACTATCAAAATAAAAAATAAATTTTTTAGTTAAATCTAAAAATAATGCTATCCAATGTTGTCCTGGTTTATCATGAGGATCAGTATTAAATATTATGCCTATTTTACTAATTTTATTTCTCACATGTTCCTCTAAATTGAAATTACATAATTGCTCCCACACACAAGTTGAAAATAATTCTTTGGAATCAAAATCAATAGGTGATGGGCCAATAAACTTGAAATTGCTATTCGATTTTTCATATTGCTTCATTATTTTTATTATATCAACACTAGACAACCAAGTATTTGGTTTGTTAGACCAAGATTCAGGAGAGAAAGGTTTAAATATTTCTTTTACTAATAATTCACTATTATTAACTTTTCTTAATGAAGTATTTTTTAACCAGCATAATTCATCATAACACTGCTTATTTAATTTGTTCTTAAAAAACCCCCATATTTCTTTGCTATTATTTGTTACTATTTTATCACTATTATTAGCATTCCATACATTTTTAAATACTTGTAGGTTGCTCCTTGAATAGCAAGTGTAATCTTTTAATTCTTCGTCTATATTTTTTGTTTGATATGGCGAACATTTTAGTTTATTAAATTTACGAGTTGTTCTTTGTTTTCGTCTACGTAAACGCATTTTAATTGATGATTTTTTGAATGTTCTTGTAAATTTTTTATGTATATTGTTTTTAACATTAATCATTATAATTATAAATTTGCTAATTAATATATAATTATAAAAAAATTATTCCCTTTTTTGTGGAAGTATTTTTTTATTAAATTTATTAGATTTTCTTACAACGAACAAATCTAAATTTGGTATTTTTTTTGAAGTATCAGTAGTATACATACAATTAATTGTTTCAGTAGTTATATTAAAATCCCCAATTGTTTCATTATTTATGCTACTATTTGAGTACTCTTTTAGTTCGTCTTTTATTATGTTTTTCATTTTTTTTTGTTTTAAATGTAGTATCAAGTTCAATACATATAATAAATAATACATTTTATATTTTTCATTCATATTAGTATTTGTAGTTGTATCATTTGTAATCAATAGTTTTTCTAAAGTAGAAGTATTATATTTTATAATTTGCTCTTTATATACATTAATATTGTCTTCTAAATTATCATAAATTTCTTTTAATAAACTATTATTACTTAATAAATTTTCTAGTTTATTTGTTTTTGCATATTGAACTTGGTTTGTTAAATATAGTAAGTCTATGTTATTTATAAATGACTCAATGGCTTTAACTTCTTTAACTTCTTTAACTTCTTTAACTTCTTTAACTTCTTTAACTTCTTTAACTTCTTTAACTTCTTTAACTTCTTTAACTTCTTTAACTTCTTTAACTTCTTTAACTTCTTTAACTTC